CTGTATCTATATTTAGATGGGTGACTTCCTGGAAAACAATACGTGCAATCAAAATTACAAATATCTGTAGGGAAGTATGTAATTGCTATATAATCTTCTTCTCTAGTATTAACAATCTTAATAATATCTGTCATAGTAAATGTGATAACTCCGGAAATACTGATGCGGCATTCAAGCCACGGATTGCATCTAATTTATTTACATACTCTTTAAAGCCAGGTAACATATGACTGTTATCACAACTATCCATGTGCTTTAGTAACCCTTCCCATTGGCGCCAACCTTTAGGATTGTGTTTCCAAAACTCATCGTCTTGTGTAAAGTTGTTCCATAACCATTGTTTTAGTTCAGCGAACTTTTCACGTACTTCTTGCTTGTCTTTTTCAGGCAGTATTGTAATATTTAAAAATGTTGGTATGTGTACTAAGTGTGCATTTAAAAGGCCGCCTCCCATAATATGTCCATCAATCAAACCAACATTCATCTTTTTAAAATTACTATTAACTTTCCATTTAATAAATTCGGGTATAGTTTTTATATTGAATATTTGTACTGCTGTTGCAATGCTAACATGAATGTTGTCGGGAGTGTTATCTAGTAAATGTAATGTGCTTTCAACTTGTTTAAAGTTAGTTGGAAATCTGATGTATTCGTCACGCTCTTTATACGAGTCGATACTTACTGCAAATTTAACTTTCTTAAACTTACTCCATATATCAATTAACTCGTTGTCAACTAGCAAACCATTGGAGTTGTACCTTACTAAAATTTTGTCAGCATAGCCCTGTGTAATAATTTCTTTAAGAAAGCGTTTATGCTCTTTGATCATTAACGGCTCTCCTCCAGCAAAATATACTTGTTTAAGGTAAGGTATTTGCGCATTGAGTTCTTGCCAAAAAGCATCTTTTTCGTGCCATTTGTTGTTAAAAAGTTTCTTATCCCATTGCATTTGTCTTTTAACTTCTGGGTCTTGTAGTACAGGAATAAGTTTTTTATGGTCCGCAACCCACTTACTTGAATCATGCGGGCTACACATTACACACTTAATATTGCATGTATGTCCTAATCTTAGATCCAGATATTTTAATTGTTCAGGCACGGTTCCGTCTTCTTGTGTTTGTGCAATAAGTTCTGGTATATCAATACCTTCATCATTTTTCCATGTTGCACTTTCCCATATACGTTTGCTAACAATGCCTTGTGACTCTTCTTTGAAACATCCTTTACAACTTGCAGGGATCTCTCCTTTAAGCATAGTTGTACGTACACTTTTCATGTAATCGTTATTCCATGCTTCCATTGGAGTATGTTTGCCAAAGTTTGCAGGTTTGCCATCTTCCATTTTTACAAGACCAACTTCGTGATCGTCTCCAGCTCCACTAGCATTAGCAGTACAACATAAGCGCATATCACCGTTAGGCCTAGTTGCCATGTGTATCCACGGAAGTACACAAAACGTACTACTAGAAACAGATTCAAGCTCTCTTTGAAACTTGCCTAATCTAGTATCTTCTTTATCGTAGTGCCAATCTGTCATAACATTTCTCTTTCAATAAATTGATCTTGTGGTTGTGAGATATTAAATGTTTTAAACTTACCACATGTTCTTGCACACATTAGCATTTTATCTTCATTCCATTTCTTTTTCCATATGTTTTGCCAAACGTCAGAGTCAATAATATTTTTTATTCCTTTAGTTGCATCAAGATTGCTTATACCGCCAAAGTCACTTATCATTTTACTATATTGTCCTCTTAACATATCTATAACATCTTCGCAAACATGTGCAGGATCATAATGAGTCATTGGAGTTTGTGCTAACCAACAACATGGTAATACTGTTTTAGAACCATCAATGTATATTTCTTTTATTTGTTGTACATGACAATCTATTTCTGCTTCGTCTAAAACTGATTTATAATTGTCAATAACTTCTTTAGGTAAAAAGTGTGTTTCGGTATCAGATGGTGCTTCTAAACTATACAGTGGAATTTTATTTTTATCCCATACATCATACTTAGGCTCAACTAAAAATCTTGATGTGTTTTTAACTGTGAAATCTTGGAAGCCTAAATCTTTTGCAATTTGTCTACATTTATCAACTTGGTGCTCGTTGTGTTTGAATTTGATATATGTCCAGTTAGCACGGCCTCCGGCTGCAATAAATGTTTTTGCATTTTCAATAATACGATTCCAATCTGTGCCAACTCTATATAATTTATGAGTGTCTTCTAGTCCGTCAAGAGCAAAGTAAACGCAATGGTCTTCTGGTAATGCTTTTGCTAGATCTGACCACCATTTTGCATTCCTTAAACTACCGTTTGTATGTATACCTATTGCTGTCTTAGGACTGGTGTCCTTTACATATCTGCACATATCAATAAGACTGTCATTTAGTAATGGATCGCCAAAGTTACCACAGAAGTACGCACGGTTAATTGTGTCTAATACTTCTTTGTTAATAATAGTTTTAAAATCGTCCAATGTCCATTGTACTATTCGTAATAGCGGATTTTCTACTCCGCTGTGTATGTTTCTTGAACACATTGGACATTTTGCTTGACAGTTTGTTGTTAGCTCAATGTGAATAGTTTTTAGATCATTAAAGTCAAACATTAAAGGTTTCCTATAATCATAAATCTTTTGTACTTAGGTAATTCTAATTCAGCTGAGTGTAATACTTTTAACTTAGACTTTCTTGCAAATTCTTCTAATGATGCACTACAGTTAACATGTTCTTCAAGGTCAAAATAGTTATTTGATTGTAATATTATCTTCGAGCCTTCTGGAACATTACTTAACCATTTATTATATTGTTGTTGACTAATATGTTCGCAACTTGTATTAATAACAAAATAAGGTTTATTTGTATATTCGTAATCACACATATCTGATGTTACTGCTATAAAACGTCCTTCCATTTCTTGACGTTTGTTAATTGTCAGTGCAACGGTTTCGCATACAGGATCAATGTCTACACTTGTAATATGTTTAAACCCTATGCTACTATTAAACAGCATGTTAGCTAACACTCCATTCCATCCACCAAATATAACTACTTCAGCATTGGCAACATGATTAGACTTTTCTAAAGTTTCAATTAACCAAGTTTTTGATTTTAACTGGCCTCCCCAAAAACTTTCAAGTGTACGGTCTCTATCTTCGCTGTTGCGAATAGCGTCCATCCAAAACTTTATATCTTGAATATCAATCTTCATTACTTTACCTTTGGTATCTTACTGTCTGCACTACTTACACATGTATCGGTAATACACTTAGTTGGTGTCTTAAACAGCGTAAAACCGCCCTGTAGCGTACCTAATGGTTTATCGCTACAACTATATGCTCTCTTGACAGTATCACCGCTTATAATGCAGCTTTGATATCCTGCGTTACATGTCCAATCTTTAAATTTATTAAATCCAAAAGCGTTCATGCGTTCAGCTTGGTCCAACCCATAGTCGTTGCCTTTGGCATCTTCCATGTACATTTGCATTACTTCTTTTTCTTTCCAGTGCTGTGGGAATCCTCTTTGCATTCTTGTGATTTGTTCTTCAGTGTATCCATGTACAACGAAAGATGCGGTGGGGTCAGATTGGGGTTTGAGAGTGACATTGATACCTCTGGTGGCAAATCGTTCCAGGCGTTCGTAAAGTTCCTCAAACATTTCAGGAACCATAACTTGATTGATCGTAACATAAACTCCTCCTTTCATAAGCTGAAGACATTTATCTCCAAACTCTTGTTCATTAGCAAACTCTGCATGATAACTTGCAGTAATACTTCGACGGTGTAAATGCTGTGTAGCATCAATAAATCTGTTCCACCATTTACTACCTGGACTTAAATTCGTTGTTAGATGCAAACTTAGATACTTAGCATCATCATCGTTGGCATAGTGTTCTATTAAATCACCAAACTTCTTATACGCAGTAGGCTCACCACCACTAAAGCTAAAGTGGAATTCTGTAAAGCCATTATCTCTAGCCTGACGTTTTATCTCATCAAGCGCATTAGTATATATTTCAAACTCCTGATGATCCGGTACATTCGTGTTTGCATACGGCCAACAGTAGCTACAACTGTAATTACAAAAGCGGCCTAATATCCAGCTAACATTAAACAATGGCTGGTCAAGCATGGTCTTTTGCCCAAACTTAACAATATTGTGAAACGGTATTAAAGTAAAATCATTCATTATATACGTATTTAACCACTTTAATGCTTGACAAACACAGTCTAGGCTTATATAATAGAACATGCAGCAAACGAATGCCGCATTTTAAAAGGAAAAATAGTATGAGTAATTTAGAAAACCTCAAAACAAACTTTGAGGCGTTTTTGGAAGAGAACGTAAAATTTGAAGCAGGCAACGGCGCAGCTGGTACAAGAGCTCGCAAGGCACTACAAGAAATCACTAAGGCAGCTAAAGAAATTAGAAAAGAAATTACTGACACAAAAAATGCACGGAAAGATACAGCATTAGGACAGTAACCACCCATAAACGTGTAGGGCCTTTGCGCCCTACATTTTATCTACACATAAAGGAAAAGTAAATGACAGCAGTACGTCTAGTATGCTATTCAAAAGCGACGGATGATTTTGAAGCAGAAGGTTTAACAGATCTACAGGAACTCATTGCATTTTGTGCAAAGGTTTCAAATCCTACAGCACAAATCAATATGGAAACTAGCGAACGCTTAATTAAGTATTTGATTAAACACCAACATTGGTCACCACTCGAAATGGTTAACGCCACATTGGAAATTGATACCACTCGAGATATTGCACACCAGGTTGTTCGACATCGTAGTTTTGCGTTTCAAGAATTTAGTCAACGGTATGCTGATCCAGCAAGTATGGGTGATCAGTTTGTAATAAGTGAAGCACGTTTGCAAGATCCTAAGAACAGGCAGAACTCTGTTGATTTGGATCCTGAAAGTGATGGACATGCTATTCTCCAAGGCACTTGGAAAAATAAACAACAAAGAGTAATTGATGCCGCAAAAGATGCATATGACTGGGCAATTGAAAATGGTATTGCTAAAGAACAAGCTCGTAAAGTTTTGCCAGAAGGCTTAACTAAGTCACGTTTGTATATGCAAGGTAGTATTCGTAGTTGGGTACATTATATTGACCTACGTGGAGCCAATGGCACTCAAAAAGAACACATGGAAATTGCCCATGCTTGTGCTAAAGTAATCGCAGAAATCTTTCCGTTGATGGACACAATTAAATCGTAAAGAGAAAAAATCTCTTGACAAATGATATATATCAGCGTATAGTTAATTTTTCTACAGGATATACAGGAGCAGAAAATGGCCAGGGCTAACAAAGCAGCAGCTAAACCTAAAAAGAAAACCGTTCGGGCGGCACCTCGCATCATGCGTGGAGCAAAGCTAAAAGAACCTAGTTGGGAAGGATACGAAGAGTGGACTGGTGAAGAAGTTCATAAGTTTCGTAGATTTACTTCAACTTGGTACTACGAAAACTTTAAACCCGACGACTTATACGGGGATGTTTACGAATGGATGAAAAATGAAGGTACTTACACTGACGAACAGATTAAATGGGCAAAAAATGCTCCTAAATCAGCGTTGAGTGTTACAGCTGGTATTGTTGCTAGAATGGACATGCAAGGCGCTCCTAGGGATTGTACTGTAGAAGCAGAACATTGGTTATCATTAGCTGGTACAAGTGGG